TTGAGAACTATAATACATACATTCTCAACGCATGGAATGAGAACATGCACAAGAACGAAGAGGTAGACACAGACACTGTTGAAGCCTTCGTGGACATTGACGCAGAGGACTTCGTATAATGAACCACCCTGCTGAACTGGCAATCAATCAGTATCTTGAAGATGCTACATCTGGTAAATCTAGTATGTCTGAAGAGACTATACAACAGATTGGTAAGGATGTAATGGATTCAGTACGCCGCCAGTTCGGTGGGGGCAACAGCCGTGATGAGTTTCGTTTACGTATGTCTAACATAGGTAAGCCTACTTGTCAGCTTTGGTTTGCTAAGAACAAGCCAGAGAAAGCGTTGCCCAAACCGACCACGTTCGTAATGAACATGTTACTTGGAGATATAGTTGAAGCAGCATTCAAAGGTATTATTACCGAGGCTGGTGTAGCATATGAGGATGAAGATAACTTTGTTCAACTAGAACTAAAGGAAGATACAATCCACGGGTCATACGATCTTGTTATGGATGGTGCATTAGATGATGTTAAGTCAGCATCTGATTGGTCATATCGTAATAAGTTTGAATCATACGACACACTAAGTAAAGGTGATTCGTTTGGTTACATTGGTCAGCTTGCAGGTTATGCAAAGGCTACTGGTAAAAAGGTAGGTGGATGGTGGGTAGTCAACAAGGCTAATGGTAACATCAAGTATGTACCTGCCGATGGACTAGACTTAGATGCTGAGATAGCTAAGATACAAGACACTGTAGACACAGTTAATAAGAATGAGTTTGAAAGATGTTTCAACCCTGTACCAGAAACGTTTCGGGGTAAGCCATCAGGTAATACTATTCTAAATCCTAACTGTAAGTTCTGTGACTTTAGGTTTGAATGCTTTCCAGAACTACAAGAGTTACCATCTAAAGTATCACAAGCTAGAGTTAAACCAACAGTAAGTTACATTACTGTAAACGAGGGTTAAACCATGAGAGGTAAGCAGTACGCTGCCGCAAGGAAGCATGGGTATAGGAGTGGACTAGAGGTCAGAACAAGAGACTATCTCATTGAACAAAACATGCCGTTCAAATATGAGGAAGTAAAGATTGAATGGGAAGACCTTATGTACCGCACTTATACCCCTGACTTCGTGTTAAAGAATGGCATTATAATTGAGACAAAAGGAATGTTTAAAGCTGAAGATCGCCGCAAGCATTTGTTAATAAAGAAACAACACCCTAAGTTAGACATACGATTTGTGTTTACTAACAGTCGTTCTAAGATAAGTAAGGGTGCTAAAACTAGCTATGGACAATGGTGTGAGAAGAATGGTATACAGTATCATGATCGTATCATTCCATTGGAGTGGCTGAAAGAAAAAGGTAAAGATAAACATCCAGATTTAATTAACTGCCCATACAAAAAGATAAAGAGAGGATAGTGCAGACATGAATGAAGAGAATGTATTAATAGATTTCCATCCTAATGATTATATTATCAGGCTATCCCCATTTTTAGATGAGAAGGGTAACTGGACGGGAGAGTTGATGGTAGGCACTATATCTACAGAAGATAATGTGATGAATGATAATGATCACTATCAACTTACACATCTAACTCAGATGATTTGTGCCTCTATACCTGCTATGGAAGAGAGCGCAGAAGTTCGTGATCTACTAAGTGATATAGTAGAGGAAGCTAAGAGTGAAAGTATCTTAACAGAGTTACCAGAAGAGAAAACTAAAAAGAAACCAGACATAACCAGCGTAGACAAAAACGTAATCAGTGTAAAGTTTCATTAAGGGGGACAATGATATGATAGTAAAAATATTTCTAACTCTTGATTTAGATGAAGATGAATATCCTGTACCTGTAGATGGGAAGATAGACGATGAAGTAGAAGACGCATTAAAAGAGTTTATATATGATGTTGACGGGATGGAAATCCAATCAATTAAAACAATAGTGGAGTAGTATGAATATGAATAACCATTTACCAACTGACTATCAATCTTTCATACACAAGTCACGTTATGCACGTTGGCTTGAGGATGAAGGCCGTAGAGAAACGTGGTCAGAAACAGTAGGACGATACGTGACGAACCTAGTGCAACCAGCATTAGGTGATAACCCTAAACAGATAGCAGAGATTGAACGGGCTATACTAGGTTTAGAAGTGATGCCTAGTATGAGGGCATTGATGACTGCTGGTCCAGCTTTAGCTCGTGACAATACAGCAGGTTACAATTGCTCGTACCTAGCAGTAGACGATGTTAAATCTTTTGATGAAGCTATGTTTATTCTGTTGTGTGGTACAGGTGTTGGGTTCTCAGTTGAACGTCAATCTGTGACTAAACTACCAGAAGTACCAGAGCATATGTACGATAGTGAAACAACTATTGTAGTTAAAGATAGCAAAGAAGGTTGGGCTAAAGCATTACGTCAGATGATTGCACTACTATATAGTGGTGAGATACCAAGATGGGATGTATCTAAGGTACGACCTGCAGGTGCAAAGCTAAAGACATTTGGTGGTAGAGCATCAGGTCCTATGCCTTTGATTGATCTGTTTAACTTTGTAATCAAGACATTTAAAGATGCTAAAGGACGTAAGCTATCGTCACTAGAATGTCACGACATCATGTGTAAGATAGGTGAGGTAGTAGTCGTAGGTGGAGTACGCCGTAGTGCTATGATTTCATTGAGTAATTTATCAGATGATCGTATGAGACATGCTAAGTCAGGTTCATGGTGGGACAATGACCCTCAACGTGCA